TGATAAAACGCGGGTGCTATTTTATTTAAATATTCTGCGTTTTCAGATGTCACTAACTCAACACCGAGCTTTGCCAATTCATCGAGCACGGCTTTTATTGTCGCGTGACGAATAGCCAGCGGGGCGGGAAAGCTTAGCGCGCCGAGTAATTCACGGCAGGTTAAATACCAACGCCCATTGGCTTGGTGTTTTGACTCTATGACGCCAAGGAAATATGGAACCATATTATCAAGCGTATAACCTAAATGCAGTTCGACTAATCCGCTTGGCTCTTGCTCTGCGACCACTTCAAATTTTGCGCGGCCTGTGCTGGCAATGTCTAGCTGCACGGTTTTACTGACTATGTTAGTTACTGTGCTGCCGCCAATGGTTAGCGTTTGAGATAGGCGGGTACTCATGGCCCTTCGACCTCGCTAAATTTATTTTGCACATCGTCGTTACTGGACGTTGCTTGCGGTTCGGCGTTGCTGCTGGCTTGCTCGTCTAGCTGCTGTTGCTCGCGCTCTGAAACTGATTGCACCTCAACGAGTTTAAATGTTACCTGCCATGCTCGCTTGTCTTCAAGCTCGGTGGCTTTTACTTCACCGTCAAATTTTGCTTTGCGAATTTTATACGCCTCAGCCAGCGCATTGGTAATGGTGTAAACAACACGGGCGCCATTTTCGTCTAGCGCTTTTGATTTTGCGATAAGGGCAGCTAGCTCGCTTTCATCCAGCATCGGTATTTTTGTTTTTACAGTTATTAAACCTGGCTTAACACCTTGGTCACTACTCAGTGCAAAGCTACCAAACCCCGACATATCACCACCGGCGAGTTTTACCGATGCATCAACACCGATTTCAAATCCCGGTATGTTCCAGCCGTCAATTGCTAAGCTCATAACACCTCTTTAATTTGATTAAGTTCGCCCAGTTCGCCAACAAATAAACAGAGTGCCCAGTAGCTATAATCATTGCCTTTACTCGCCACTGAGTCGGCTAGCTGTTTAGCTGTGCCTGCTGTAATTAATTGCACATCTATCTCGCTACTTTTAGCAGTAAATTGCGCTTGGTTTAGCCGCTCGTCTCGGGCTGTTTTTAGCTCTGCTGCTTGGGTTAGTGCATCATCAATGGTAGTAATTAATTGCTGACCGCTGCTATTTACTGTGGCGAGCTCGTCAGCTATTAGCTGTTCACGAATAGGCCATAGACTTTGCAGGGTATTTATTTGCCACTCTATGCTTTGCCCGTCATACGTTGTGAGTTGGGTCTGCTCTAATGTACTTTGGCTATTGGCATACTGGGCGCAGGCGACAAACTCAGGTATTGGGCAATAGTTGTTTATTGATTCCAACTTACTGGCCAGCGCTGCAGGGTCGACTGCACTCACTGATAACAATAAACCACCATAACTTGTTGGTTTATCGGTGCGCGAGTCGTCATTAATGGCAGACGTAAGCAACTGTGCGCCCACTTGCATAGAGCAAGGGGCGGCAACTTGGTGATAACAGAGCGCTACGTTATGCATGTTCAGGTAGTGGGTAACGTGCTTTTATTTCAGCTACTTTGTCTTGCCACTTTTGATGTGACTCCGGTGTGCCATCAAATTGTGATTCCATAAATAATGGGTCTGACTCGGCTATGTAAGCAGCTTGGCGCTTTTCAATATTTTGGCTTAGCTCAAACTGCTGCTGATTTAATACAGAGTCAATTTGTTCTTTGTCCATGCCTAGCGACTGCATGTATTCGCTGCTTGTGTTGCTGTGACTTGTGCCTTTGTAAATGTATGTAAACATAGTTTTACCTCTTAATATTTTGGAAAGCGCGATAAAAACCACACTTAAGTGTAATTAAAGCTCAACGAGCTATTACACAAAAAGTCCTGGGCGGAATCCTATATTGCTATTTTTAATAGTACGTGCACTATGAAGCCCTAAAGCTCCCATCCCCGCGTTTGAACCAATCAACCAACTACCTCCACGAATCGCAAATCTTCTACCATAGTTTCTACAATAAATAGCTCCATTTACCGTGCTAGCTGATTCTGATTCTATTAGGAGCCTACGTAATAACTCTATTTTGTTATAGTCTGCTGCTTTCTCTACAGCTGCAAAATGAGCGTTACTCGTAGTGGGGTTACCGTGACCATTATCGCCTAATGCTCCATTCCTATTGCTAATGCCAGAGCTGAGCTTAGGTGAACCTATGCTATCTGTTCCTTCAGTATTAGCAGTTGGTGAGTCAAAAAATGCAACATGCTTGTTCCAGTTGTCTTCAACAATTTCAGGGTTATTATCTAATGTTGTAATCACCTGGCCTTCGTCTAGCATCATTTGATCTAACCACTCCCAAACATTACCGACTAAGTCTTGAACACCCCATTCAGTATGATCATGCGTCCATGTTGCGGGCCCCTTTCCTGTATCTGTGCTAGCTGTTCCAAATGTTTCTCCTGGGATACCATTATCGCTACGGCGGGCTGTTTCTAATTTATTTTCGTGGCTGCGACCGTGGTTTGTATTTCCGCGTGGTACTGTGCCGTTAGCAAGTGACCATAGTGCGATTGCAGCCCATTCATGAATGCTCATCATGTGCCAGCCTGCACCTTTGTTGTTACACAGCGCTTTTGCTACATCGTAGTTAACTGATGTACGTGGTTGTACACCACCAATTACTGAACATCCGCCATTAGCCCCTGATGATGCTAAGTATTTAGCAATGAGCACCTCACCCATTTGCTCGCCATTACGTTGGAACATAGTTGGTGTGCCGGTGCCTAGCATTAAGTCAACGCCAAGGCGATCAAGTATTGCTTGGTTAATGTCTTCGTAGTTAAAACGCGGGATGCGCACCATAACATTTGGATTGCCTTGATCGTCAATTACTACAGTGTTGCGGCCACCTGATGCATCTTCGATTGCTTTACGGTATCCATCTGATGCAACGATTGCTAATTGTGCCGAGTTCTCGGCGACTTGCTGATCAAGGGCGGCTTTTTTACTGTTGTAGTCGCTGTCTAGCGCGGCTGTTTTTGAGTCTATCTCGGCTGCTTTGTTTTCTACCGCTGTAACTACACGGTCTGCCGCTGTTACGATTTCGTTGATTTGTTCAATGCTCATCTTAGTTCCTTAGTAAATATTGTAAAATCTGACATTAAGAAATAGTTACGCAACGTGCGGTACATGTTGTTTACCTGCGCAGTTGCTGTGGTTAGTGATAGCGCGTTTAGCGCATCAATTTGTGGGCTGTAATCAAACATCCATGACTGCGCTGGAATTGTAATACGAGCTAATGCCGCAGCCGCTGCAAACTTAAGAACAAACGATCGGTTATGTACGTTATTTACACCTTGGCGTTTTCGCTGTAATGGCAAGTAGTCGATTGCTAATAGTGTGCCGTCTTTTGTTACTAGGCCTATCCAGTTGTAGTCAAAGTCGCCGATGTCTTGCTCTAGCACTACGGCCCACGCCACTGTGTTTTCGTCAACATAGCCAGATACATCAATATTTCGGCGGTGCACGATTTGTAAACCACTTGGCATGGGCTCGTTTGGGTTGCGCTCTCCCTGTTCGTTTAGGTTTGGTATTTTTGCAAACACCAGCTCTTTTACATCAAGCCCTTTGTTTTGAAGTGCTCGGGTAGTTATGTAACCTCTTCCGGCGTTGGTCATAATGCCGGTGATAGCTTCGCTCATAGTGTCTCCTTGACGATACTTACACCGCCCTCTTTACTTAAAAATCCATAATGCTTATGTTCTGCAATAACATGCTGTACATCAGTGTTTATTGCTTGATGCACGGTGTTGCTCACTAGGTTATCAAGCCCTAAGAATTGATATATCTGATCAATTGGCAATGTGTGTTTAACGTTGTGCGTTATTGCATGCAGTGGCGCGTGGCTACTTTCATTTTGCAGGCTAGTAAAACCATGGCTATATTGCTGCTCTGCATTATGTTCAGCACTAAAATCCAGTGGGTGATCAATATGACAGTTATCCCATTGCACATGCGTTAGCCCTATACACATTGATACATTGGCTGTGTTATGTACTGTTAGCTCGTAGCGGCGACAAGTGCGGCCATAAAGCTGTATTAGCTCTGGTAGTAAATCAGTATTGCCTGCGAGTGTTGAATCGGTCATGTCAATAGCAATAATGTCCCAGTCACGTCCGTTGAGCCTTTCGCGCACGTTAAGCACCTCCAGCCCTAAGCGGTCAAAAATACTTTTAACTGAGGCAATTTCGCCAGCATCAATGGTATTTACCAGTGCATACTGCACGCGCTTACGATAGAGCTCTATCGGTTCGTCATCTAAACGAGTAGTTAGGCGCTCCCACGCCAAAAAACCTAATACTGGCTCTTCGTTTTTAGATTCATCTTTTTGGTTAACAGCCCACATAACGTAGTCGCGTGATTGATCCCAATAGCCAGTTGCTGCTTTTACCAGTTTTTCGGCGTAGCCTTTGTTTAACCAGGTAGCTATTTGATTAGCCATTTGCCACCTCATTAACGGTTAATGATTTAAGTACCGGCAGCCAGTTCGCGGCGGTTATGTCGTCAATATCAAATTTAATTGATTTAAGCTCGCTAAATTGCTCATGGCATTCTGCTATTAATTGGCTAATGCTGAATACTGCTTGATGCGCTACGCGTGTAGGTGCATACGCTGCATTTTGACGAAAAGCGGCTTGTATAAACGTGGTTAAATCGCTTTGAATACTGGTGCTTTGTGGGTTCAATTTATACGTTGCGGTAATATCAAAGCCCGTAGTTGCCATGGCGTAAACCATAAAGTCGTCACCCAAGCCATGATGGCCTGCGGTGCGAATATGCTGGTTAATCGCGCTAAGTAATGCTGTTGGTACGGGGCCAACGTCTAAATAAATATACGCATTGGCTGTGCCTGGACCCCGCGGGGCGTTTGTTTGAATTTCGATGTTATCGATTGGCACAGCAAAGCTGGCAATAATTTGCTTGTATACGGCGTTAATATGCCAGCGCGCGGCGGTGCCAAATACATTACGAATACGCAGGCGGTAATGCTCGGTGCTTTCATCGTCGGAACCTGGCTTAATTAGCCAATCGTCATTATTGGTTACGGTTATACCGTCTTGCTGTTCTGTAAAGTAGCGGTAAGCATGGGCGGGTAAGTTAAATGCGGCGCCGGTGTTTTGCGCCTCGGCCAGTGCATACGCTGTGCTTTGGCCGTCACTAAAATAAACATCTTGCAACAATGTGAGCTTATAAACAGTACCACCTAACACGTCAGTTACCACCTGCGTACCAGCAACAATAGCGCTTTCACCTTCAGTATTGATACGGGTGAAAGTGAGCATGCCTTGTGCTTTTACGCCTGCTTGAATAAATACATTGCGCGCGGGGCCGTGGCGTTCAATGAGTGCCGTTCGGCTGGCGGTCATAATAAATAAGTCAGGCATTAATTGCAGGGCTATCCAATTAAAGAGCTGTACAACGGGCTTTGTAATCAACGCTTCAACGGTTCGCCAGAACGGGCCAAATGTTGAGTTGTTGGCAACTTGTATGTTTTGTTCTTTTAGTTGTGCTTGCCACTGCGCTTGTGCCGTTTGCTCGTCCATTGGCAAGCCTGCTTTTTGCATTAGGGTTTTAAAGTCCACTTTGTAGGCCTCCGTATTGGCGCGTTTGCGCGATGATGCTTAATGTACCGTCGTCATTTCTATACACTTTTATAGTGCCTGGCTTAATGCGATTGTCTTGCTCTGTAAGCAATTCAAGCTCAGTCAAAATTGGTGCTATACCGTTTTTATTACGCAGGCCAACCAGTTTAGTTAATAGGCCGCTTTCTAAAATTCGGTGCTTAATATCCTGCGCGATAACATCAGCCTTTTTTAATGTGCTTGGGCTTAACGAGTCGTTGAGTACAAAGTCGTTATCTTGTATTTCTAAATCTATATGCAGCGCTATATCAAATTCCATTAGCCGGCTAACTCCATCATTTGTTCAAAGCTTTGCGCTAAGTCGTCAGATTTAAAGTTCACGGTTTCAATATGCACGCTCTTACGGTTATCGCTGTCGCTAGAACTGCTGCTGTTATTTGTATTGCTGGTTAGGTTTTGTAAAAACGCAGACTTTTGCACCTTGGCTTTATAACTATTGCTTTGCTGTTGTTGCTCAGTGCTTAGTTGGTCAACTTTATATGCGCTGTTGTTTGCCGTGTTGGTAATTGCCTGATCTGTTTTAGCCGTTGGCAACGGCTGCAACGGCGAAACCGTTTGCTTAACGCCTGATAGTTGCGCTTGTGAGCTGCTAAATATTGGCGAATTAGCCGCGTTAGTAAAATTGTTGGCTGTGCTGTTTTGTAATGCTGAGTTAATAGCACTGCTATTGATATTGGCCGTTGTTGCACTAGTTGAGTTTGCGACATCGTTAGCGGCTGGGGTTACTGCGTTATTTATTAACGTTTGGCTACGTGCTTGCGACTCTAAATTTAACGGTGCTGCAGTATCTGTCGGCACTGCAGGTAAGCGTTGACTAGTAAATTTAAACGCATCGTTTGCGGCTTCACGCTCAGTCATTACTCTTGGCTGAGCAACTATGGCCGCTGGCGCTACGTTATTTTGAACGGCGTTAACTGCGCTGCTAGTTGCTGCGTTACTTTGCGCTGTATTTATTGCGCTGTTTGTTACTGCGTTGTTTTGCGTGCCAACGAACGCGTTATTTATTAGCGCTTGGCTGCGTGCTTGCGACTGTAAATTTAGTGGCGCGGCGCTATCGGTTGGCACTGCGGGTAAGCGCTGGCTAGTAAATTTAAATGCGTCGTTTGCGGCTTCGCGCTCGGTCATTGCTTTTGGCTGAGCTGAATAAACAGGGTCGTTTGCTGCTGTTTGCTCTGTCAATGCCTGCGTGCGCATTCCTTCAGTTTCAGTAATTGTTGTTACTTTAGGTGCTGCATAATTCACAGCGCTGCTTGGTGCTATATACTGCGAGCTTGCTTGCGGTGCAGGCGCGTTTGCTTTGCTGATAACGCTTTGGCCGTAGTCGCGGCTGTACGCTTGGTCGGCACTTTGCATAACCATTGTTTGCGGTTGAAGTGCTTGCGTTACTTTGGTTGCCTTTACTTCTACTTCGTCGTCACCAAAACTAAAAAAGCCTTTTATTGAGTCGGCAATGCCTTTTAAACCACCGAGCTTTTCGCTTAACCAATCGAACGCTTTGCCGTAGCCTTTCATCATCACGCCCATTGGCGTAAAGCCAAATACTGTTTTGATGAAGTCGAAAAAGCTGCCTAACGGAGATTTAACCGCATTCCACATACTGTTAATAGCGCTCGCTACCCAAGTGATGCCGTTAACAAGCTTAGTTATAAACCAAATAACCACTTTTAATGGGTAAAGTACTAGCTTTAACATTGTACCAAACACCAAGCCAAACACTTCACCTGCTGATGTTACCCCGGCTAACGCTTGGCTTGATTGTTCAACCGGTGTAAACAACGATACAAACCAATTAAACACGCTTTTAACTGCGTTAATAATAGGCGCAAATGCTGCACCTAGCTCGCTAAATGCATCAATGACTGGTGCAAAACTGTGTACAAAGCCATGCCAAAAACCACTCATAAAGGCTTTGATGGGTTGCCAAAATTTATAGATTAATGCAGCGAGTAAAACCACTAAACCGATGATCACGCCTAATGGGTTGGCCAACATTACGGCATTTAAAAACCCCATGATGCGAGTGACGTTAAATAGGCCCATGGCAAACTTACCCATGCTGACAGCCGCACCTTTGGCATAAGCACCCAGCGCTGGCAAATAGCCACCTGTAAACGCTGCCGTGGTGTGGAATCTACTTTGTGCTAACGTGGCTCGCGCTGTAACGCCAGCAAAAAGCTTGCTCGCTAATGATGCGCTGTGTGTTGCTTTCGTTGATGAAGCTAATGAAGCAGATAGCGCTTTGTTGGCTTTTGTATAAAGCCCTGTAACTGATGTAAGCCCGCCAAAAACTGAGGCAAGCGTTAACCCTGAAAATTTAAGTAAACCCATTGAAAAATTGATTAATCCGAACACCGTTACTAATCCCACAACCACAACCACAGTGGTTGCTAGCGCACTGGATAACACTGGGAATTGCTCAGTAAGCGAAACGATACCCGCAAAGCTTGCGGCGAGCATTTCAACGAACGGCTCTACCACGGGTAATAAGCGGTTACCCATTGCTGTAGCGGCGGCATTGAATGAGCCGCCCAGCCTATCCCATGGGCTGGCAATGATGTTTGCCATTTCGGCCGCTTTTGAGTTGTCTTGCACACCTTCGAAAACGGCAATGCCGTCTTTTAATTTGTCGACTTTAGTGCTTAGTACGTCGACCGCTTTTGCACCTTGTTTACCAAATATTTGCGTTAGCACGTCGCCGCGCGCAACAGAACCCAACGATGATAGACGGTTGTTAATACGTCCTAGCACCACGTCTATTGCAAGCATATCGCCATTATCAGCTGTTAATTCTATGCCTAGCGTTTCTTGTGCCTTGCCAATACCTTGTAATAACGATGCGGCCTGCGTGCCCGCAACCGACCCCGACTTAGCAACTAACTGTAACTCGCCCACTAGGGCAAATTGTTGGGCAGAGCTTAGCCCGATGTTTGTTGCGGTTGCGCCAAGGTTTGAAAACGCCGCTTGCATTTCTGCACCGGTGGTTTTGTAAAGCTGTACTGCGGTTGCTGTTTGGCCTGCTATTTGGTTTACCCAATTAGATTTACCCATTTTGTTGGCTGTTTTTTCGAATATGCCATACATGGTGCCCATGTAGCTGGTAATAGTGGCTGCGTCGGCTTTGGTTGCTACCGCTAGTATGTTTGATGTTTTAGTAAATTCTGATAACTCATCGCCCGTTAGTCCGGCAATGGCTGATTGAATATCGTATGCACTGCGCACAAACTCGGCAGAGTTACCACCGAACTGAAAGCCAAATTCGTATGATGTTTTGGTTAGTTTTTTCAATGCGTCGTCGGCAACGCCGAGTGATTGCACTTCGCCCAAAGCGGCAACGTGATCAATTGCGGGGGCGAGTGATTTAGCCAGTGCGTAACCACCGCCAACGGCTGTGGCTGCACCGCGCATCATTTGATCTTGCGCGGCAGCTGTTTGCTGGCTCAGCTGATTAATTTTAGCCATGACTTTATTAACCGGGCCTGTCACCTTGTCGATGATGCCGATTGAATAAGTCAACTTGTCTAACTTGCTGAGTGTTGCCATTAAATTACTCGCCGCCTAATGCTGTGCAAATGCCGTTATTTACGGCGGTTACAAAGTTTTCTTGCTGTGATATTTCAAGGTAAAGCGCCTGTGCCAAGCTTTCGTTGGTTACTGGCATGTTGCTGAAGTATTTAGCGTGGTATGCCAGTAACTGATCGAGTCTGTTTTTGCCTATTTGCTTGGCTCGGCCTTCGATTTTTTTACGGTAAAATTAAACTCTGGCTGGTATTCTTCAACAATCGCGCCTACTAAAAACAATGCTGCGCCCGGCTGTTTCACCAGTTCTTGAACTTTTTTAGCATCACTTTCAACCACTGTGTTTAATACAAAGTTAGTGGCTGGCTGTACTTTGTTATTTGGCTGCGTCGCGTTAATGTATTTGTTGTAGTCTGCGGCATTTACGTTAAATGTAATGTCGCCAACGGGTGTTTCTAATGTGATTTTTTTCTCAAACGCCATGATTATTCACTCTCTTTTATGTCTGCTTGGTCTAGCAGTGTGTAGGTAAAATAAGGGCCATACTTGGCTGCTGATTGCTCACACAAAGCAATAAATTCATCAAAGTCATTTGGGTTTGCAAACACCTGGCAACCGGCAGACCATTTATCAACTTGCATTGATGTGACCTTGCTGTTTGCGCGGTGGCAGTTAATGCCAAAGTAACCTTGCTGCAGTACTGCTTGGGGTGTGACGTCCGTGTCTAACTCGGTGTTTCGGTTGTTGTCACGTAGAACAACAACCGGTTTATGTTGTACAAGGGCGCGGTATTTGCCCTGGTGATAACCCAGCGCCCATAAACTTCTATGCTGCCCTGCAATTAGCACAGCGGTGCCGTCTATGTTCATTGGGTTTTTGCGCCAGTATGTGCCTGCGTCTGTTGTGGCTTTAAACTGCTTTAACTGCCATTCGCCATTTTGCTGATACAGCACACAAATTGCATCGTTAAACGTATTGGCGCGGGTGTTTGCGTGGCGAATACCTATAACATTTAGGTTTAACTCACCCTCAAATACTTTGTGCCCACACGCTTGCATGGTGCTTAATAGTGTTGCTGCATTTAAGTTGCGAATGGCTTTAGTCATTACAAGTCTCTCACTTCATCTGCTGTTAGGTACGGCACGCCATTGATTTTTACAAAATCAGGGCTGGTAACTGGACACTTAATTGATGTGGTGTCTTCTTCACCGCCATCCGCTTTGATGTTTAAAATTTCGTCTAGCTGTGGCAAACAACCAAATGCTTCTACGTTCTTTTTGCCTGCGGCCACTTCAGCATTAAATGCCACATCGAACGGTTCAATACCTTTCCAGCTGCCTGCTTTTTCAGCTTGCGCTTGCACAATTAACCAGTTTTCGTGATCGAGCTTTAGCGTTACTTCTGCCTCTACATCGCCATCAATAAAACCTTTTGGTATACCGCGCACTTTTTTTACCGTGCGGCCGTCGGTAATTTTTACTGTGGCTTCCATGACATGCACCATTGAACTACCAATGAAGATGTCAAAATCCTTACCGCCTAATACTTTTTGCATGTTCGCGCTCCTATTCTGCGTCGTCTAACATGATCCCAACAATAATGGTGCTCGGGGAATCAATTGGTTTTACTTTAAGCACAACCTGTAATGTGCGCGCGTCCATAAATGTAAGGCTGATGCTGTCATCTTTTGGCGCATCAATAAGACCCGGGAACTTATCAGCACCAATGTTGATAGACTTGCTCATATCGCGCAGTGGTTTACCCATCACACGCTTGCCAAATTCAATACCACTGGTGCTGTTATTTAAGCGGCGGTTTTTAATTTGCTGAATTGCAATAATGCGCACAGCTCGCGCTGCTTTATCTACAATGCGTCCTGTTTCTATTTGCTGAAAGTCACCACCTTCGGCGTCTAGCATGTTTACGTCGCCAAAATAAACGCCATCAAAGTCAGGATAAAACTGCGTACAGCTAAAGCGCAGCGCATCAAGCGCGGCAGTGGTTGCATTGGTTAGCGGGTTGCCTGCTGCATCTTCTGGCAATGGCAGGAGCGACATTGCACCAGTCAATACTCGCATTGGGCTATCAGCGATAGTGACTGCGCTTTTACATAAGCGACCTGTTACTGCGCCTAGTTCGTCACCAAACAGTAATGGCACCACGGCCACTCGGTCACCCACGACACCATCGGTTAATGGTTGCAATGCTGTCACTAAATCTGACCAGTTTTGCTCAGCAGTTAAACCTGGCGCGGCCAGTAAAAAACGAACACGGCGCGCAAGGCTTGATAAAATCTCAAGCGCTTTGGCTTGATAGCTTTCGATTTCGGCCTTGCCTGTAACGGGCGTACAAATAACAATTATTTCTGGACTAACATCTTGGTCCATTGCTTGTTCAATGAGTGCCATTACGTCGTCACCCGCACCATGCGGGATAGCGTATCCGCTAACTAAATCATCGCCGTTGCGTTGCCATGCTTTAATTTGTGTTTTTAGTGCTGAGTCGGCAGCGCCAAATAACTCATCAAAATCACTTTGTGCATTAATGGCTAGAATGCTGCCGTTGTTCTCGGCTGCTTGGCCAATAAACAACACGGTGCGTTCTACCTGTTTTGTAGCGCCACTGCCTGTTTGTATGGCGGCAACGGATACTTTACCTTGTGCCATGATCGTTCCTTTTGCTTTGCGCTACGCCACTTGCATAGCTTTGTTTAAAATAAAACTCTGTTGCTCTTTTTGTTCCGCAACGGTTTGCCCCAAAAAGGAGCGGGCTGGCAAGTCAATTTGCCATGTGCTCTTGCTTGAGCTGCCCTTAAATTCGCGTAGTAAAAACCCTGCTTGGTTTTTACTTAAATTTTCTGTAATCCATTTAATGCTTGGGCGTTTGCTGCCCTTGCCTTTGCCACGCGGTATTTTGTAGCCCTCGGCTATTAATGCGCGGGCTAAGTTGCGTGTGGCTGGGCCCTCTTTATTTTGTGCGGCTTTGCCTTTTGGCTTGCCTGCATCAAGACTTACACCTTCTTGGTGGGCACGGGCTATTTTCCCGCTGTTGCCACCTTTGAAATATACCCCTGCGCTATTTGCGCCGTAGCGTACTTTCATGTTGCGCTTTAGCTTGGTGAGCATTTTCTTTTTTTTACCGTTTGCTCTGCCTTGCCATGTTTTGCCCGTTAAATCACTTTGCCTGGTGATCCGCTCTTTACTGCTTCTGTTTGCTGCGCGTATTGCACCGCGTAATATGTTGCGGCGCTTACGCGGCTTAAGCTTTAAAAACGCTAATTGCTCTTTGCTGCGCCCTTCGTCAAATTTGACGTTAAGCACTTACTTCGCCATGCAGTGTGAACGCTTCAGCTATCCATAGGCTTTGCTCGCCAAAGTCGTAACGGTTGCCGTTTAATTCAAACGGGCCGTTGGGTGTTTGAATAAGCTCAATATCTTCACAAAGCTGCTCTATCGTTAGCTCTACTTCGTTGCTGTTGTCGTCGTTTACGTCGGCGCTAAATTCAATGTCGGTGCTATCAAAACGCCCGCCATTGTTTTGCAACCAAAACGATGCAAAGGCACAGATCAATGCTGCCGGTGCTGCACAAGGGTTTATGCTAATAACCCCTGAGTAATAAAAACGCGCAGCTAATAAGCCGTTACCATTGACCGTTTTGCTACTTGGCTCTATGCGACCACCTTCTATCCAGCTGTCGAACTGAGTGCTTAGCGCTAAATTACGGCCTTGGTATTCAGCGCTGGCTAAATGCTGTTTAAGCATTGCTATTTTGCTTTTGCTCATAACAGCTCAACCGATAAGTTAGGGCTCAGTGCTTGCAGTAGTCGCATGGCGTTTAGGCTTTGGCCTTTCCAGTGTTCATAGTTATCAACAGCTGATTGGCTCTGTGCTGTTGCGCTATCGCGGTGTGTACTGCCTAGTTTTGATACCAGTAAATTAGCTTTGGCTTTGCTATACACTGCATCGTTATAAAAAATTATTTGCTGTGCATTTAATGGCTCGCCATTGGTTAGCTGAACATTTTCTAGCTCTTGGTTAATTTCGGCCTGTGCGCGTGTAAGCTTTTCAACAAGTAAATCGCTTTTATTCGCGTACTCGTTGGCAACTGCATAGTGCTCAATAAAATACGCGGTGCTGAGTGCTGGGTAATAGCCATTGCCTGACACATCAACATTGATGCTTTGTAAATCTGCTTGTGGCATACCGCTTAAGTTCATATTGCACCTGTAAAAACACACACGTTAAATTGGGTGTGGGCGCCACTTAGTCACAGGGCGTCAAACAACGAATGCTGACGAAGTGCTAAGTTGCCCACCGGCGTTGGAGCTAGTCAGCGGTTTGCTGTTCTGGCTCCGCTGGTTTAATCATTTTTTGCAATTCTTTGAGCATGGTTTTAACGCCTGCTTTGTCGTTAATGGCTTGGGCCATTTCGGCAAAGTAAAGGGCGTTGCCTAAGTTGAGCTGTGCTTTGTTTACTTTTGCGGCTATGGCGTAAAGCTTGCCGCCTACGACCTCAAGCCCTGCCCAATCTTGGTTTTTAACTGCATTAATTAAGCGATGCAGCGTAAAGCCAATGTCATACAGGCCTTGCTGCTTTGATTCTGTTAGGTAGTAATTTGCATCATCGTAGAGCTGGTCGATAACGAACGCAGGCCAATGCTTGGTATTGAACACGGTTGGCAATGGCTGCTTTTGTTCAATCATTAATGGCAATAGCTCTAACACTGCATCCCAGCGCTTTAAATCAACTAACCAAATAAACACCCACGCTAGTACTTTGTTGTGGTGATTTTGGCCGCTTAGACGGTAACGGTTAATGTAGCCTAGGTAGTCATTGCGCTGCAGGGCTTCTGACTTGTAGCTGGCTTTATCTGCAATATCGGTAAATGTTTTTAGTTGAGCTAAGTCTGACTCGATAGCCGCTGCAAAAAACGGGTACTCGTTTTGCTCGGTGTTGTTTGCTGGCGCGTTGGCTTGAGTGGCTGTTGCTGTTGCCGCTGCCGTTGGCGCTTGCTTTTCAGTGCTAGTTGGTACACTGCTTACTGCTTTGGCTAATGATTTTTTGACTAAGCTCATTTAAAAACACTCT